TTAGCTATAAATATAACAAAATATGAATAATAGAACACAAGCATTAGCTTATGGGAATGAATTAAGCCCTTATTATATAAGACATATGTTAATTGTATTAGAAGAAGAGAATAAAATAACCCATGAAGAACATATTTCTTTATTAAATCTTGCAAAAAAGAATGATTTAGAATTAGTTTCAGCAATAATAACATCATATGAACAAAATAGTAACCCTTGAACTACCAAAAATAGAAGAAAGTCTTGAAGAATTACTTTTAGAACTAATACTTCCTATAGATTATTTGAATCAAGTAAGAAAATTAGTATTATCTAAAGATGAATTAAACATATCTCTTGCATTTCAAATAATAAATACAATATATCCTGAAATTTTGTTTCAAACATTAAATTATACTAAATTTAATGGGAATATTTCAGGAATAGGAGTACCAGATCCAACAAGAACAAGTAATATAAAATTAAATGGAAATTAAAAATATGAAACAATATAGTGGTATATGGGAAAAATTAGATTCGAAACATATATTTAGAAACTCCCCATTAGATCCTTTATATAATCTAAAAACGCATTGTAAAAATCTATATGATGAATTAAAAAGATACAACATGGTCAATCACAAAATACCTTTTACAACAGAAGAATCTGTAAATATAGGAAGAATGTTAGAATCTAATGATAAAGACACTTTAGAATTATGTAAACAAATACTTTTAACAAGATTAAACGAATGAGAAGTATAAAATTACACACAGGACAAGAAGGAATGTCACAATTTAATAAAGCATTAGAAAATTTGATATTAGATGCTAAAATTGAAAGAAGTAAATTTAATACATTACAAAAAGAAAATTTAAAAAGATTATTAAATAGTGAATTAGAAGAAGATAAGATAATATTAAAAGAAATATTAAATGTTAAATAAAAAAAATTCAGAAAATTTAAAAGTAAATGCTTTCAAATTCTTTTTTAAACAAAATTATACACAAAAATTAGAAAGAATAAAATATAAATTTGAACAAGAAGAATATAATAAGTTAACAGATATGATGGAATCTGATGATTATGAAACATTATTATTATTAAAAGAAATTATTAATGAACGAGCAAGAAATTAAAGTAAGATATAGAATTATTACAAAATTAATGAATAATAAGTTTTCAAGACCACATATAGACTTTATTACTCAATTAGTAAACACAGATTCTATGGAAAATTTAATATTTGCAGAACAATTAATTGATACATTAGCTATATAATAATTTTAAATTTATTAGGATTTTTAAAAAACTTGTTGTATATTTGTAAAAATAGTTCTTATTGTATGACGACTCAGTCTATTCACAAGATGCCACAAGACATCTGAAGGGGTAGATTCTCTAGGGTAAATAAGAATGCTTGAATCTAGGTGTCCCGATAAGATTCAATTTAATAGGTTAGGTAACATGTGCTATCAGTATGCTTTTAAAGTTACCTTGGGTAGGTTCTTAGGAATCAGCACTGCCTTTTAAAGAGATCTTTTAAAAAAACACCTGAAAACAGTGAGAGCTGATTTTCATAGGGATTCTTGTATCTAATAGATACTATAACGAATAAACAGTGTAATACTGTATTATAAAGGTCTGAGTTATGCTTGGACTTTTTTTATTTAAAAAATATTGTAAAATATTTGGAATTGTCATTTATTATGTTTATATTTGTTTAAAATTAATTAATATATGGGAAAAGGTAAAAACAAAGGACAAAGTATTAATAGAAAATTAAAACGTGGAATTATAGATTTAAATGGTAGTTCATTAAAAAGACCATTTAATAACAGTAAAAGAAATAAGAATTCTTTTCAATTAGAACGTGAAAAATTTTATTTTGCTATGAAAGATTATTTAAATCACATAAAAAACAAAGATGATAACACTGAAACAGATTAAAGCATATGTAGAAGGATATGGAAGATTATATTACGATATGATTGTAGGACTTCCATTACACCAAAAAGAGCAAGTTGATTATAGATTATATAAATGTAAAGATGATTGTGGAGTAACAAAACAATGTATCGTATGTGGATGTGATTTTCCAGGTAAAGCATTTGTAGCTAAATCATGTAATCCAGAAAGATTTCCTGATTTTATGAATAGTAGAGATTGGGAAGTATATAAAAAAAATAATAATATTGTATAATGGCACAATATATTAATATATTTAGCACTTACAATGAGTTAGTAGTAAAGCAAAAGGAAATAATAAACAACATTCATCTTTTAATTAAATCTCCAATAATAAAAATAAAGAATAAAAGATTAAAAAATAATAGTTGGAAATTAACAATTAATGTGAAATAATGGAGAAATCAAATACTTATCAAATAAAAGAACTTAAAAATATATTAAAATATTTTAAAGAAAGAAATAAACTAAGTGCTTTTCCATTAATTGATACAGGATATATTAATGACTTAGAACAAATTATTATTAATAATAATGTAGACTATGATAGTGATCCTGTAGTTTGTTGTGCTCATTGTAAAAAATTGTCTATTAAGATAGATGATAATAATAATGATATTTGTATATTATGTAGTAACGCAATTAATGAAGTAGAACATCACGCAACAATATTTCATTATTTAAATAAATATCCAAATAGATGGGAGGTATAAAACAAGCATTAATAAAAACAACAGAAAAAGATTTCTTTAAGCATTGGTTAATATTAACAAAGCCTTTACACAAATTAAATAGTTTAGAAATCAATATAACTTCTTTATTGTTATATTATTTTTTTCAATTTAAAAAAGAAATGGAAAAAGATCATTTAGCATGGAAACTTACATTTGATTATGAAATTAAATCTAAAATTGTTAAAGAATTGAAAATTAATGATCAGATGTTCAGAAACACTTTAACAATACTTAGAAAAAGTAATGTTATCACAAATAATCAAATCAATCCTTCATTTGTTCCAAAGATAAATCTTAAAGAATCTAATTCATTTTCATTAATATTTAAATTTGAAATCAATGACTAATATTAAATTTAAATATAAAATAAAAGAAGTTGCTAGATTATATAATTTACCAGAAAGTGTAGTAGAAGAAATATTTAATAATCAATTTAAATTTTATAAAGAAAAAGTAGAACAGTTGCCTATTGATGAAATAGAAACAGAAGAAGAATTTAATAAATTTAAAACTAAATTTTATTTTAAACATATTGGTAAAATGTATATCAATTGGAGAAGAGTAGAAAAAATAAAACAAAATATAAATAAAAATGAATAACGTTAATTTTATACCACGAGGTAGTTATATATTAGTTACTAGTAATTTAGTAAAAAAAGAAAACAATTTATTATTAGGTAAAGCAGCTCCTGAAATAAAAGAAGTGCAACAAGTAGTTGCTGTAGGTCCAGATGCTGTTAATGTAGAAGTTGGAGATTATGTATTTATGAATATGAATAATTTTATTCAAACTGTTAAAAAACAATCAACTATTAAAGCTGGAATAGGTGGACATGAAATGATTACAGAACAAATAGTAATTCCTTTTTTCAGTGTACCTGGTTCTGAAGATGTTTACATTAAAATTAATAGTAGAGAAATAGAAGGAATTATTCCTGATTACAATGCTCTTCCAGATAGTGTAAAAGAATTTATGACTTTAAATGAATACACATTAAATCAAGAAGCAATGGAAAAAGAAGGAAAAGAAGCTATGTCTAAAGGACTTAAATATCCAGAAGTATTTAATGATTCGAGTGCTCCAGCAGTAAGAACAGATTCTTCTAAAATAAAAATGTATTAATGATAATATTAAATTATGTTAATTTTGAAAATAAAGAAGGAGTTGTTGTTGAAAATGCAATAATTCCTACAGATATTCCAAAAGAAACAATATGTCAAATTAGCCCTATGATTACAAGTCATGGGGCTTTTTACAAAAATGTAACTATTTTAAAAGATATTTATGGTGAACAATATAGAGTTGTTGGAAACTATAAACATTGGATTGATAGAATTAGAAATAAACAAAATAAAATAGGATTTAAATGAAACTTTTTGAACTTAGAGATTGGAATTTAATTTTATCAGAAGAAGCATATGGTTTAATTCCTTTTAAAAAAATCATAGATGCCGATAAATCAAAAGATAAAGAATTAGCATTAAAAGAATTATTATATTTATGGTTTTTTATTGATGTTAAATCAGACTATATGTATTTAACTGATGAAAAAGAAAGATCTTCTGAAATTATAAAAGATGTTGGACTTGATAAAAATTGGAAAGTTTCTAAAAATTTACAAGAAGCTATTGAATTTTATGACAAAATGAGTACAACAGTATCTTCTGTTATATTAAAGAATTCATTATATATGGCAAATACAATATCTAATAAGACTAAAACTCTTGTTGAACAAGATAATTTGTCTATATCAGATATTGAAAAAGTAGGTAAAAGTCTTAATCAAATGCCAGGTATAGTTGCAGCATTACAAAAATTAGAAAACTCAGTAGTAAAAGAACAAGCAGAACAATCTAGTAAGATTGGTTCTCAAAATAAAGCAATGTTTGAAGATGGATTATAATAAAATAATGGATGATTTAATTACAGCTGCTCAAGAAAACAATATTGAAGCATTAGAAGCTGAAAGAAGAAAACCTTCAGGAACATTAAAAATGCAATATTTTGTAAATGAAAATGTTGTATATCGAATTACATTTGAATATGAAACTTGTAATAAATTAATAAGATGTGAACATGTTACAAATGAATAAATATCAATCTGTAATACCTGAAGATCTTCCTAAAAAAATTAAAGAAGAACTGATTGAATACATTGAAACTATTCCTTTTATAAAACATTTAATATCTCCTGAAAAAGTTAGAGGATTTGCTAAAGATAGACCTAGACATAATGAATTACCTGAAGATGATGATTTAAGACAATTTGATGATGATCGAATTGTTGTCGATGTTACAAAGCCTCATATTTTAGAAGATATGGATTTTTTTAGAGAACGTGCTATTTTCTATAAAAAAAATAATAAATATACTAATTTACCACCTAATCCTAATCCTAAATCAGAATATGCTAGATTTTGGAAAGAAGAGTTAAGAAGATGGAAAGATGGACTTGTAAGACCTTCTGATGGAGAATGGGTTCCTGGATATTTATATTTTTATTGGAACTATGGTCCAATATGGTTAGTTGAAGAACTTGAAGTTGAAGGTAAAAGAAAAAAGAAAAGACAGCAATCTGAAAGAGTATTAGAATTCCCTAAGCCTTGGCTTGGAGATTACTTATTCTTTCATTATATAGATCAAGCTAGAAAAGAAGGTCAGCATGGTAAATTACTTAAAATGAGGGGATGTGGTTGGAGTTTTAAAGCAGCTACAATATCTCCTTGTAATATGTATATTTATCCTGGAGAACAAAATATTAATTTTCACCTTGCATCTGAAAAAACTTTCTTAACTGGAGATAAAGGTGTATTTGGTAAAGTTATTTCTAATTTAGACTGGATTGCTACACATACACCATTAGGAGGAATTAGACTTATTAATTCTCCAAGATCTATGGAAATTCAATTGGGATATCAAGATGGACATGGACAAAGAAAAGGAAGACTTTCTCAAGTAAATGGAATATCATTAAAAGATAATCCTGAAAAAGCAAGGGGTATTCGTGGACCTTTTATTCAATATGAGGAAGATGGTTTATTTCCAGATTTAGAAACAGCATGGGGTGTAAATAGAGAAGCAGTAGAATCAGGTAGTTCATCATTTGGATTTATGATGGCTGGAGGAACAGGAGGTACTGAAGGTGCTTCATTTGAAGGATCTAAAAAATTATTTTATAGTCCTGATGGATATAATATTTATGGTGTACCAAATGTATATGATAAAAATGTACAGAGCACTGTTAAATGTGGTTTCTTTTGGGGTGCTTATATGAATAGACATAGATGCTATGATGAAGTAGTAGGAGAACCTGATGTTATAAAAGCTTTAATTGAAATAATTGAAAACAGACATCTTATTGCTAGAAATACTTCAGATCCTGCAGCATTAACACAAGCTAGAGCAGAAAAACCTATTACACCACAAGAAGCTATTATGCGTGTTGATGGTACAATATTTCCTGTTGGAGATTTAAGTGATTATTTTGATTCTATTAAACCTGAAGAACAAAGATTTATTGCACAACATTATGTTGGTGAATTAGTTTATGATGCAGTAGAGGGAGTTAAATGGAAGCCAAATGCTGATTTAAAACCTATTAGGCAAGCTTCAGTTGAAAGAGGTAAGAATAGAGAAGGAGCTGTGGAAATATTTGAACTTCCTAAAAAAGATTCACATGGTAAAATACAATCAGGAAGATATATTGCTGGAATTGACCCTATTGATGCTGATGAAGGCGATTCATTATTTTCAATACAAGTAATGGATTTATTGACAGATAGAATTGTAGCTGAATATACAGGAAGATACCCTAAAGCAGAACAGTGTTATGAAATTGCTTTGAAACTATGTGTATTTTATAATGCTCAAGCAAATTATGAAAATAATTTAAAAGGATTACATTCTTATTTTAAAAATAAAAATGCATTACATTATTTAGCAGACACTCCTGAAATATTAAAAGATATGGATATGTTAAAACCATCGATGTCTAATCCTAAAGGAACAAGATCTACAAAACCTATAAATTCATGGGGAAGACAATTACAAGTAACATGGATGTTAAGTGAAGCTTATTCTCAAGAAAATAGTGATAACACTAAATTAAATTTACATACAATTAGATCTTTAGGGTATATTGAAGAATGTATTACATGGAATCCTGATGGTAACTTTGATAGGGTTTCTGCTGCTAATATGTTATTTATTCTTAGAGAAGATAGACTTAGACAAAAAGAGAATTTAAAAGAAATTACAACAACTTCTAAAAGTGTAAGTGCTTGGACAAACAGTAAATTCTTTGATTCTGTCTATGGAAAACCAAAAACAAACGATGAAAAATATAAAAGTATATTCAATGATTAGCTATTTTAAATTAGTAAATAAATCAATATATTTATATTTAATTTATTATATTTACAGATTATTAAAAATTAAACAATGAGTTCAATAGTATCTAAAATGCCTCGTCAGAAGTTACCATATTCTGCAAAAAACAAACAGTGGAGAAAAGATAATGTGAATCATGCAAGTAAATATTCATTTTATAATAATGAAAGAGTAAGACAAACTTTAAGAAATAGAATTATAAATCTTAATTTATATAATGGAGTTGTTTCACCTGAAGATATTGCAAATACACTAAATCCTCAAGGAATAGATGCTGAATTTATAACTAGAGAAATTCCTCATCATCCAATAATGGTACCTAAAATAGACGTTCTTGTAGGTGAAGAAATTAATAGACCTTTTGATTGGTTTTTTACAGTTACTAATCCAGATGCTATTTCCAAAAAAGAAGAGGAAAAATCAAAAGCAATTAAAGAAAAATTAATTTCAATATTACAACAAGGGTTATCTGAAGAAGAAGCTAAAAAAGAACTTGATAAATATGCTAAATATTTAAAATATAATTTTCAAGATTCTCGTGAAAGAATGATTAATCATTTAATGCGCCATTATTATGAAGAATTAAACTTTGCTTCTAAATTTAATGAAGGTATTAAAGATGCATTTATAAATGCTGAAGAAATATACCAATGTGATATTGTATCTAACGAACCTACTTTTGAAAAATTAAATAATTTAAAAGTACATTCTGTTAGATCAGGTAATTCTTCTAAAATAGAAGATTCTGATTTAATTGTAATAGAAGATCATTGGGCACCAGGTAAAATAATTGATTATTATTATGATGAATTAAAAGCTTCAGAAATAGATTTAATAACAGATTATAATACAAGTGGTTCTGGAGGTAAAGGAACATATGTAACAGATGATGAAAATCATTTATTATTAAGAGACACTCAAGAAAGTATTTTAAATGGTTATTTAAATATTGCTGAAATAAATGGTCATCAATTTAATAATCAATATATAGACTATGCTGGAAATCTTAGAGTATTAAGAATTTATTGGCGTTCACAAAAACAAATATACAAGCTTAAATTCTATGATGAATTAACAGGAGAACCTGATTTTAAATTTGTATCTGAAGAATATATTCCAAATCCTGATTTAGGAGAAGAAGTTACTTCTTATTGGGTTAATGAATGGTGGGAAGGTACTAAAATAGGTAAAGACATCTATATTAGAATGCGACCTAAACCTGTTCAATATAATAGACTTAGTAATCCTTCTATTTGTCATCCTGGAATTGTAGGAGAAATTTATAATACTTCTCAAGGTAGAGCTGTTTCTCTTGTTGATAAAATGAAAAACTATCAATATTTGTATGATGTAATATGGGATAGACTTAATAAAGCTATTGCTAAAAATCTTGGTAAGATTTTATTACTTGACATGTCTTTAATACCTGCTGGATGGGAACCTGAAAAATGGATTGCTCAAGCTACTAAATTAGGTATCGGCGTTATTGATGGTTTTAAAGAAGGTAACATGGGTTCTTCTCAAGGTAAACTTGCAGGACAAATGAATGGTACTAACATTAGATCGTTAGATCTTGAAACAGGTAATTATATTCAACAACACACTAATTTGCTTGAATTTATTAAAGCTGAGATGGGTGAAATTGCAGGTGTATCTAGACAAAGGGAAGGTAATATTTCTAATAGAGAAACTGTAGGGGGAACTGAAAGAGCTGTAACACAATCATCGCATATCACTGAATGGTGGTATATGAAACATGAAGATGTTAAAAAGAGATGTCTTAGTGTATTTTTAGAAACAGCTAAAATAGCTTTAAAAGATAATAAAAAGAAATTACAAGCTATTACAGATGATATGTCTATAGTAATTATAGATATTGATGGAGCTGAAATAAATGAAGCTGATTATGGAATTGTAGTTAGTACAGGATCTAAAGTTAAAAAAGTTAAAGAAACTCTTGAAGTATTAGCTCAAGCATTTATGCAAAATGGAGGATCATATTCTGTTGCTATTGATGTTTTAAATTCTCAATCTATAGCAGATATTAGAAGAAAAATAGAAAATGCAGAAGATGAAATGAATGAACGAAATGCTCAAGCTGAAGAAAATAAAATCAAACAAGCTCAACAAGCTGTACAAATTGAAGCTGAACAAAAACAACTTGATAGAGATCTTAAGAAATATGAGATTGATAAAAAAGCTGAAACTGAAATTCAAAAAGTAATGCTTCAATTAGAAAACGCACCTGAAGAAGTTGAAGAAACATCTGAAGTTGATGATTTTGATTATAAAAAACATAAAGATGAAGTAATGTTAAAAATAAAAGCATTACAAGATTCTATGATTATGCATAAGGATAAAATGGAAAGGGAAGATAAGAAAATAGCAGTGTCAAAAATTAAGAAAAAAACAGCATAATAGCTATATTGCATTTTAAAAAAAATTAATATTTTTTTGATTTTTGTATTACATTTGTAAAATAAAAGGGAAAACATGGAAGAAAATTATGGAATGAATTTATTCTTAGATGATGAATTCTTTGAAGATGAAAATCTAGAAGATCAAAATCAAGAAGCTGATGAACAATCAGATGAAAATATAGAAGAGATCGACGAGGATGTAAATCAGGATGAAGTAGTCGAGGATACAGAGGAAGAAGATGACCAAAGTCAAAATGATGATACTACTTCTTCCCCTCCCTTATATAAATCCTTAGCGTCGCATTTATATGACAAAGGTATTCTTGCCTCTGTAGACTCTTCAAAAATTGAAAGTGTTAAAACACCTGAAGACTTAGAAGCTTTAGTTGTTGAACAAATGAAAATAAATGAATTCAAAGATCTTACAGATATTCAAAAAGAAGCTTTAGAAGCTTTTAGAGAAGGTGTAAGTGTTGATACATTTAAACAACAAAAAGAAATAGAATCAGAATTAAATAATATTACTGATAACGCTATTGAAAATGATGAATTATTAAGACGACAAATCATACATCAAGGTTTTATTAATAAAGGTTATTCTGAAGAAAAAGCTGTAAAGCTTACAAATCGAAGTTTTGAAGTTGGTGAAGATTTACAAGATTCAAAAGAATCATTAGAAGATCTTAAACTAAATGTAAAAGAAAGATTTGAACAACAAAAAGAATACGAAAAAACAGTTAAGATTAAAAACGAAGAAGCTAAACAAAAAGAAAGAGAAAATCTTGAAGCTTTAATTTTAAAAACTGAAGAACCTATTAAAGGTGTTAAAGTTAACGAAGTTGTTCGTAAAAAAATATTAGAGACAATGTTTACTCCAATAGGAAAAAACCCTATAACAGGAGAAGATGAAAATGCTTTAATGAAAGATCAAAGAGAAAATAAAAATTTTTCTCAAAAATTATACACTGTATATGCTATGACAAAAGGCTTTACAGATTTTAGTATTTTTGGTAAACAAGAAAAAGCTAAAACAATAAATGAATTAGAAAGAGCTCTTAAAAATAATCAACACGTATTAACTGGTGGAGAAGCAACTCATCTTGATGATCCAAATGCAACAGATTATGATATTGGCGATAAACTAATATTTTAAAAAAAATAAATAATAAATAACTAAAATTAAATTATGAGTGTAGGTAAGTTTGTAATGACTAAAGGTCAGTACTGGAGCGGATTAACAACACGAAATCACTTGGGTCAAATTTATGCTACTAGACCAATGGTTGCATCTCAGATCACAGGTATATTATTGGCACAAGCTGGTATGAAAAATCTAGATACAGTGTTGAATATGTTTCCTGTTAAATATCTTGAAGATGAAGGAGATTTCATCTGGAAAATGGTTGGATCTCACGAAAGAAATATTCCATTAGTTGAAGCAAGATATCAAGGTGCTGTAGTAAATAGTGGTACTGTAAATGTTGGTGCAAATCGTGCAGAAATTGAATTAGTATTTGCTGAAAAGTATTTTACAGATGTTCACGTAATTGCAGGTTCAAAACCTGATATTTATCAATATCGTATTTTAGCAGATCCTAAACCTGAAGGACCTAATGGACCTTATGTTTATACTGCTGAAGTTTGGGGTGGACCTGAAACATATCAAGGTGTACCTGGTACAGAATTATTGACAGGTGAAAGATTCTCTATTGAGGGTGCTCCTGTTGAAAGAACAATGTCTATTAAAGGTGCTGATATTAATTTCAGCTCTCCGTATACATTGAAAAATACAATGTCTCAACTTCGTGTTGAAACAACTGTACCTGGAAATATGATTAATTGCAAATTAAATGCAACTGATGTATTTTATGCTAAAATTGAGTCATTAGATAATGGAGGTAAACTTCGTACTTCTAATACTTGGATGCAAGAAATTTACTGGAGATTTGAACAACATCTTTCAAGATTGAAAGCTTACAACATTATGTTTGGTAAGTCTAATAGAAGTGAAGATGGTGTTTTCTTAAATACTGGTAAATCAGGATTTAAAATTGAATCAGGTTCAGGTATTCGTGAACAAATGGAAGTTTCAAACATTGTTACATATAATGTATTCTCATTGAGAATTCTTGAAGACATGTTACATGAGTTGTCTGAAGGTAAATTAAATTTCAACGAAAGAGTATTTGTACTTAGAACAGGTGAAAGAGGAGCTAAACAATTTTCTCAAGCTATAAACAGAGAAGGACAAGCTTGGAAAGAATTGTCTCAAAACAATCCAGCTGTTATTCAAAAAACAAGTTCACAATTACATTCAAATGCTTTTAAAGCAGGATATCAATTTACAGAGTATGAATTTGCTAACTCCATTAAAGTAATGGTTGAAGTAGATCCAATGTACGATGATAAAGTAAGAAATAAAGTTCCACATCCAGATGGAGGTGTTGCTGAATCTTACAGATATGATATTCTTTATATTGGTTCAACTGAAGAGCCAAATATCCAAAAAGTAATGGTTAGAGATAATGAAGAAATTCGTGGATATCAAGCTGGTTTTAGAAATCCTTTCACTGGTGAAAGAGGTTCTGGTAATATGGGCAGAATGGAAGATAGTGCAACTATCACAGCGTATGCAATGCAAGGAGCGATGGTAAAAGATCCTTCTAGAACGGCATCACTTATTCCAAGTATAATCTATCAGTTCTAATAAAAATTAATACATCCCAGATGTAACAGTCTGGGATGATATTTAAAATAAAAAAAAATAAAAAATGGGAGAAGTAAAAGGAGTTGAGGGAAAAGTGTTTGAGTTACCACAGGAAAAAGTAACTGTTAAATTTATAAAAAGAAATAGAGGACTTGCTGCAGATGTAGCTGATTCTCATGTAATTTCAGGAGGAATGATTGAAGGTGCAACACGTAAATTTTGTGTACCTTTATTAAGAAATGGAGGATTAAAGAATGTTCTTACTAATGAAGAAAAAGAATTTTTTGAAAAAGGACATTTTAATGGTGTAAACTTATCTATTTATAGTGACTTTTGGAAAAACCAATATGTTAGTCTTGAAAAAATAGATAATATTTTAGATCTTTCAGTTCCTGAAGATTATTTAAAATATAAAATTTTACTAGCATGGACTGATGTAATTGCTCCATCACTAGATGATTTTAAAAAAACAAACAAAGGAACTTATCAGTTCTATATCACAAGAACAGGTGAAGAACTTAAAGATAGATCTAAAAAATTAGATTTAACAAAAACTGCTTGGAAAGAGTATTGGAAAATTGAAGATAATAAAGATGTATTGATATCTATTATATATTTGATGACTGGTAAAAAAATATCAGATAATTCAACTATGAAATTTATAAATACAGAAGTTGAAACTTTAGTTGATACTCGAACAAAAGATTTTTTAAATTTAGTAGAAGATCCTAATTTTGAAACAAAAACATTAATTGCTCTTGCAGAAAATGCAGGTATTGTTTTAAAGAAAAATGGTAAATATGAAACTGTTGATGGATTAACATTAGCAAAACAAGGAGAAATCGCTTCATTACCAAATGCTGTTAACTATTTAATTGATCCAAAAAATCAAGAAGTTCGAGATTTAATTCAAGCAAGAGTTACAAATACAAAGTAATAAATGACAACGAATGAGTTTAATTTAGAATTTGATATTCTTTATAATAATATTGCATCAAATGCTGCCCCAGGAATTGATAAATATGAAAAATCAGTTTATTTAACAAAAGCTCAATTAGAAATTGTTAAAGAATATAACGGATTACAAAATAAATATCAAAAAGGATTTGAAGGTTCAGATAAAAGAAGAACTGATTTAAAAGAATTAGTTAAAAATTATAAAACTTCAACTTTTTTTAAAAATTCTGAAAACATAAATACAAATAGTAAATTTTGTACATTACCTTCAGATGTATTTTTAATAAAATATGAAAAAGGTATTTTTAAAAAAAATAATTGTGATTCAGAATTAACGATTATTCCTGTATCACTAGATGAATTTGAAGAAAATTTTAAAAATCCATTTCGTAAACCTTATAGTGAAAAAGCATGGAGATTAGATTATAACACATCTACTGTTGAATTAGTAAGTGATGTAGATATTTTAGAATATCAATTAAGATATCTTAAATATCCTGAGCCTATTATTTTAACAAATTTAAGTACAGACCCTGAATTTACAGGAATGAACTTGACAATAGATGGAATTGTATCTGAACAAACATGTAAATTAAATAAAGAAATTCATTCTGAAATATTAGATCGTGCTGTAGAATTAGCTGTACGTGATTATAAAGAAAGCAATTTACAAAATAGAATTCAATTAAATAATAGAAATAATTAAAAATTAAAAATATGGCGAGTATAATTTCTCCAAAAAATGTAGGTAAATTAATGGTTGCAACAGCTGTTGCGTCAGAAACAACTAACTCAACATTCAATTCAGGCGCTTCTGTCGGTGAAGTTGCTATAGTTAAAGCTGATGGTGCTGCTCTTGCTGCAAATCTACCTTTTAAAGTAGTTTATAAAAAAGATACCTCATTAGTAGGAGTCGATGCTTCAGATACAATTGATCCTTTACAGATTGATTATGTTAAAGTTGGAACTTATGCTGCTGAAGTACCTAAAATTATCACTGTAAGTGGTTTTACAGGAAATCCTATTGCTAACGCAACATATCGTGTATCAATTCGTAAATTTGATGGAATAGGTTCTCCTGAAAATTTTAGACATGTTCATGGTTTTGTTGTAACAAAAGTTAACAACACATTAACCTACACTGATATTCTTAATCAATTAGCTTCAAATTTAAATGCTTCTTTAAAAAGAGACAATGAATTTAAAGAAATTCAAGTAACTGTTTCAGGAAGTACACTAGTATTCACAGGTCAAGTACAAGCTTTTAAACTTGGAAAAGATTCTGGAGATCCTATAAATTTTGAAGTAGAAACTTCAGTTAAAGATAACTCTCCAGCTACATTAGCAGCTGCAGGAACTTCATATGATGTTTTAACTACAACTTTGACACAAGGTATTAAAGCTGGTAATGGAACAGGTAAACAAGTAGCTCTTGCAGAATATTCTTTAATGGGATATGAAAATGCAGATTATGGTCGTGAAATGGGATTTCCTAATAACTTCGACACTACTCTTTTAGCAAGCTCTACTGGAACTTACAATAGTGTAGTTATTGGTTTTCATAAAGATCGTACAGGTACAGTTGTTGAAAGACAATTTAAAGAATTGACAGTAGTATTTCCTTTTACAGTAGGTACAATTGCTTCAAATTCTGTAACAAATGACTTTTTAGCAAAACTTAGAACTGTTGCTCCAAATGCAGGAGTACCTGCAAACTTAGCAGTAGTTTAATAATAACAAAATAACCATTAAGGGAAGAGGACAATAAAAATCTTCTTCCCTTTTTTTATACCAAAAAATATGGCAGTTAAAATAAATAATTTTGAAATAATAAATGATGGTTTGCAATTAGTAATAAACGTTGAAACCGCAGATCTTTTTACAATTTCTTCTATTTTATTATGGGATATTAATTCTTTTAAAAATTACGCAAAAGCAATTAATTTAGATTATAAGTTAGATGGAGGTTCAAATGTAGAATCATTTATTGTCAATGCTTCAGAATTAGAAATTGCTAAATTTGAAGATATCTATTTTATAGAAATAAAAGATAATGCTCCTACTGAAGATTGTCCTGAATGTATATACCCTGCATTAGGAATCACTTACAATTTATTAGCTTATTATGAATGTTTACTAAATTTTTTATTAAAATCAGAAATAAATGATTGTTTAAATTGTAATGATTTAAGTTCTAAAAACACATTAATAACTATTAATTTATTAATAGATTCTATAGAAAAATCAATTGATTTAGGATATTATGTCCAAGCAATTGCAACAATAAACAAATTAAAAAAATTATGTTCTTTACAATCTTGTAATGAATGTGGTTCTGTAACATGTACATCATGTAGTAAATTTAAACAAATAGCGTAATGTTCGAAATTAATGAATTAAACCATGTACCTGTAGTAATAAGTTCTCTTGATAAAATATATAATAAAGCTAAAGTTAATGGTAAATTAAATTCAATTAATCTTTATATATTTGATATAATTTTTAAATTATTAAATTCAGAAAATTTAACTTTAACAGATGCGCAAATACAAAAATTAAAAACTTTTTATAGTAATATTTATTTTAATTCTCAAGATATTTGTAAAACAAAAGGATTTAGTCCTTATACGTTACCTGTAAAAAATAAATTTTTTCAAGCAGAATCAACAGATTGTAATACATATCCTAAATTTGAAAATATTTATTATTGGCAAGAAGAAGATTTAAATACAACATATTCAAATATACTTGCAATAGCAAATGAAACAAATTATTTAAATAATAAAAAATATTATTCTTATAGTGAATTTAATAATGGTAAATTATTAGAATATAATAATATTGGTAGAATTTGTTTTATGGCTATTTCTTCAAATAATGTAAATTTAAATATTATTGATATATTAGGAAATAATGTAAATGATGCTTTTGATGTACATTACTATGAAGATGTCAACAGTACTTTATTTGTTTCTAAAAATATATTTTCATACGGACCAATTAATTTTAAAATAACAAAATCATAATATGTCACAAGACTCAAATAATCTCCCAAAAGGATTAAATATTACAACACAAATACCATTAGATGTTAAAACATATATTGATAGTGAAGATACATTAAGTCATTTAGGAGATTCAAATCAATTAGCTTTTACATATCCAGACGGAATAAAAATATACAGTGTTCTTGAAAAAACTGTATGGCAATGGCGTCAAGTACCAAACGGCTTAGAAGACACAGGGCTTTTATTTAATGGTGATTTTACATATCCTTCAGGAGTAAATACTTTTGGAATTGATTATTCTAATAAAAAATATAATTTTTTTAAAGTAGAATATGTAAATAAAACAGATGAAAAAATATATAACGCTCAATCAGTAGGAGATCAAAATGATATTTACAAAGGTAAATCTGTTGAAGAAAATTCTACAACTTTTTACATAAAAACAATAAAAGTTGAAAACACAGGAACAGGTGAAGAAATATTAAAAAATATAGAACCTTCAAATGATTATATTAATATAGATGCTAAAAAAATAAGTTCTCAAAATGATACTTTATTAATAACTTCAGACGATGATAATATTTTTATAGATCTTCCAAATGATAATAATATAAAACAATTTTATGTTAATGAAACTTATACAGGAGATGATCCTAATGGATCAATATTAAAACCATTTAAAAAAATAACAGATGCTTTAGTTGCAGCAATAGGTGAAGGAACAATTGCAAATCCACAATTTGAAAATGCAAATGTAATATTGCAAACAAATTGTACAATTAATCCATTAGATTTAACAAATGCGGCTATTTTAGAAAATAAAATATCTGTAAATACAATAACAATTCGTTCAGATAAAGATGATATTAAAATTATAAATTACAGAGGTTCTGTAAATTATCCTATAGATACTGAATTTTTAGTAACAAAAGTAGGTGTTGATGTTAATTTAGATTTAAATAGAAATGTTTATTTAGCATTTAATAATATTGAAATATACAGCGATACTGTAAAAGGATTAATTAAATCTAGATCTTATAATAGAGGTGTAATAGATATAACAAAACCTCAAACATATTTAGAATTTTTAAATGGAAATATAAATTGTGGATATAAACCTGCAGGTATTTATGTAAATGCAAAAGATAATTTAAATGCGAATTTATTTTTATTTGGACAACAAGTATTAGTTCAAGATTCTATTGTAAATGATACTCCACATATTTATGCGTATGGTTTAGGACACAATGGAGAAGGAAATTTAAATTTAGATTATTGTACAATAACAGGAAGTTCTCAAACACATTTTAAATTATTAAATACAAGCTTTAGTGCAAATGAATTAACAATAAGAACTAATAGTTTTTTAATGAATTCTGTAGATGCTACACCTTCAACAAATGGTAATTATTTACCTAAAACAGATATTTATAAATTTGACATTGAAAATTCGTATTGTAGAATTTTAAATTTTAAAGAGTTTGCAGCATATCCTCAAGACAGTGTATATGGATATATAGGGGGTTGTAATTCATTATTTAGATGCACTAGAACAAATTTATCAAGTAAATATAATAGTTTGACTATTGATAATGGTTTTATATACGGAACAAAAGATAATTATTTATTAGAATTAGATACTAATTGTGATAATATAGCATTTAATAATTGTAAATTTAATAATTATATTTTAAAACAAGAATGTTTTAACACAATAGGAAGTATTGTGGGTACAAAATATATATCTGCTGAAAATAGTGAATTGAATTTTGTAGAAAATGCGACTCCTGTAAAAATATATGCTGTAAATGCTTCGATAAATAACGCAATGTATTCATCTGTAGTATCATATCCTGATAATAATGCCGCTTTAGCAGGAGGATTAATTCCAAATAATTTCTATATAAATACAAGCACAAAAGTTTTAACAAGAGTAATTTAATATAAAAAAAAAATAAAAATAAGAATGTTTGATTTTCTTACAAAAAATTGGGAAATAATTTTAGGTATTTCAGGAATAGTTTCTTCACCAATTGCGTGGGTATTTGGAGGTAGACAAAGTAAAAATATAGAAATAAAAAAAGCATCTACAGATGCTATTAGTTCTATGCATTCAATATATGACAGTTTTCTTCAAGATTATCGTGATAGAATGAGAGAAGTTGCTATCGAACTTCAAACAGTAAAAGTTTCAAATACAGAATTACAAAAACAATTTAATGAATTACATCTGCAATATGCAAAAGAAGTTGAAAGATCGCAAAGTTGGGAAAAATTACATAATGAATTAAAACATAGATATGATGATTTAATTAAAATTTATGAATCTTTACAAAAAGATCATGATAAACTTAAAAAAGATTTTGATTTGCATAAAAAAAATAACAAATGAAATTAGATAGTAAAGGTTACGATTTAATAAAAAAGTTTGAAGGTTTATCTTTAAAACCTTATTTGTGTCCTGCAGGAGTTCCTACAATAGGTTATGGAAACACTTTTTATCCAAATGGTAAAAAAGTTACAATGAAAGACCCTATAATCACAAAAGAAAAAGCTCATGAAATATTAGTATTTGTAGCTGATCTTTTTGCTAAAGATGTAACAACATTAATAAAAACAACTGTTACACAAAATCAATTTAATGCTTTAGTTGATTTTGCATATAATTTAGGAACAGATATTGATGCTGATGAAATTGCTGAAGGTTTAGGAGATAGTACTTTACTTAAAAAAGTAAATAAAAATCCTAATGACCCTACAATAAAAAATGAGTTTATGAAATGGAATAAAGCAAATGGTAAAATTTTAAAAGGGCTAACAAATAGAAGAAATGAAGAAGCACAATTGTACTACACAAAATAAAACAGACGTTTTATTTATTCTTAAAAAAAGACAAATTTATTCAGATAATTATTATAAAACTGTAAATAGTGGATTGTATAATAGTGCAATGTTTGTAAATAACATGCTTGTTAAAAACAAAGTTAAAAGTAATTTAATAGAAGTTATTGATAATAATGAAATTGATAAATATGTAACTCAATTTAAACCAAAATATGTAATTGTTGAAGCTATTTGGGTAGTTCCTAGTAAATTTGAAATATTACAAAAATTACATCCAAATGTTAAATGGATTATTAGATTACATTCTGAATTACCTTTTCTTGCAAATGAAGGTAATGCTATTAATTGGTTGAAAGAATATACTAAATATAAAAATGTATTTATAGCTTCAAATTCTAAAATTTTTAATAGTTCGATGAATGGTATTTTAAATGAAGAAATTTATTATTTGCCAAATTATTATCCTACATCAAGTATAGTTTATTCAAATACTAACAATAATCATTTTAATAAAGAAATTAATATTGGATTATTTGGTGCAATAAGACCTATGAAAAATTGTTTAACACAAGCTGTGGCAGCAATTCTTTATGCTAATAAAAATAATAAAATATTAAATTTACATATTAACACTCAACGAATAGAACAAAAAGGAGAAAATACTTTAAAAAATATTCAAGATTTATTTAAAGATACACCTCATAAATTAATAGAATACCCTTGGTTGAAACATTCAGAATTTATTGAAGTTGTTAAAAAAATGGATTTAGGATTACAAGTTTCTTTGAGTGAAACATATAATATTGTTACAGCTGATTTTGTTAATAATTTAATACCTGTAGTAGTTTCTAAAGATATTACATTTATTAATAAATTTTCAGTTGTTGAAAATAATAATGATGCGTTAAGTATTGCTGAAAAAATTAAAAATACTTTACGTTTTAAAAAATTATTAAGTTTTTTTAATAAAGTAAAATTAATAGATAATTCAAAATTATCAGAAAAACAATGGTTATTGTTTTTTAAAAATAAAAACTAACATGAAAATAAACTTTGATATTAATACAAATAATATTGAAAGTAAAACTAAAGTTTATAATCTTGGACAAATAACAACCACTCTTCAAGATTTATTAGATAATTCTGAAATCACAGTTGAAGATAACAGTGTAACTATTCTTTCAATAATTGAAATAGATAATTCTGAAAAAAATTATTTATTACCAGATAGTAAATATAATTGGGGAAATAGATTTGCAACTAATACTATTTTAATTTTAGATTCTGATTTAGTATTGTTAGGTTCTAATAGTACTACAAGTGGTGGTGGAACAGCTTCAATAAGAAGACATGATTTTGATGATCCTTATGATTATAATGCGTATGCTATTCCTGGAAGTACTGAAAGTGATAATGTATGGAATATTACAAGATTAACAATTGATATCGCAGGTTCTACAATTGTAGAAAAAGCATTAAACGTAGCATGGACAGATAGAACATCAGTTACATATTCATAATAAAATAAATAACATGGCAATAGAAACAACAAGAACAATAATAAATCCCGCAAATGGAGAAGTATATACAAAAATGTTAGTATATATTAGTATATCTCCTGTTTGTGATGATATGACTGATGAAATAGACATTGAAAGTTGTATAAGTTATATGGGAATACCTTATAGAAGTTTAGCAAATGGTAAAACAGAAAGATGGTTAGAAGGTGCTGTTAAATTTACTGAAGCTCAAGTATATGCACATGCTCAAATAGACCCTGCTTTTGCAGAAGCATTATGGTATGTAAGAGAAGGTATTCAAAAATTAATAAGTTGTAAAGGTTTATAAGATATGGCAACAATTAGAGCAGCTACAAATGGTAATTGGAGTGCTGGTGCAACTTGGATAGGTGGAGTAGTTCCTACATCTGCTGACGATGTAGTTGCTAATTCTTTTACTGTACAAATTGATGGTACTTATACTGTTCTATCTGCTAGAAATAATACAACAGGAGGAGCTACTGCTGGAGGTACTTTTGCATTTACAAATAATAGTAGTTTAACATGTACTGATTCACAAGCAATTCATGTTGGTTCTACTACACCTGTTTTAACTTTTGCACTAGCATCAGGAAACACAGCTACATTTAATGGTAATATATTAACAATTACAAGTGTTAATGGTTATCGAGCTATATTACAATCTAATACAGGTACTTTAAATTGTGTAGGCAATTATAATTTAGATGGACTTAATGCTAATGTTAAATGTATTATACAGTCTACTGCTGCTGGAATTTTAAATATTTTAGGCAATGTAACAAATACAATGACTGCTGGAGGTAATGCTAATGCTACAATTATTTCTTCTGGTGGAGCAACTATAAATATAACTGCTCCTGTATTTTCAGGAGGTGGTGCACCAGGTAATACTTTTATAAATGCTCTTCTTGTTTCTAATGGAGGTAATGTAACTCTTACAGGAAATCCTGTAGCAAATATTAATCCTGCAATAAATATAGTAGGAGGCTCTTTAACTATTATAGGAAATCCACAAGGTAGTTCAACAGCACCTGCTGTTTTAAACATATCTAGTGCTTGTACTATGAATGTAACAGGAACACCAACAGCAGGAAGTGGAGCAAATGCAATTGTAGGTTTAGGACTTGTTAGAGTTACAGGAAATCCCATTAATACAAATAGATTTATGGCTATTTATGCACCACAAGTTACTATTGACGCTACTACTAATTCTTGGACATTTCAACAATTTGCTGGAGGAGATATTACGTTATACACACCTAGTGCAGTAAGTGGAGCAATGCCTGCACAAACAGATGTTAGAGATAGTATTGTTTATGCTTTTGGTACAATGATAGGAAGTCTTAAAGTAGCTTCTCCAACATTAGTTTCAATAGGAGTACCTACTGACAATACTGTTGGTTCTTTTAGTCCTTCTGGAGCTACTGCTGCACAAATATGGGACTATTTAACAAGTGCTTCTACTTTAACAGGTTCGTTTGGTAAACTTATTAAAGATTTATTAGATGTGGCAATTAGTTCCAGAAGTAGTCAGACATCTTTAAATTTAATACCTGTTAATCCATTATTAGATAATGATGTGAGAATTGACGATATTAAAGATAAAACTGATAAAATACCAAATAATCCAGCAAGTGTACAAAGTACAGGAGATCAAATTGCTTCTTATATAACATAATGAAAAAAATTATGAAAAAAATAATCTTTTTATTTTTATTTATTACAACTTTAAGTTTTGGACAAACAGTCACTTATAATGTTGATAATAGTAATATCGCTAATCCAGAACGAGGATGGTACAGATACTCAAAAGCTAATAGTATTGGATCATTTTCATTTTTATCTCAATCTTCATTAACAAGCATGAGAGTGAATGAGAAAATAACTCTAATGCTAAGAATTTATGATTTAGGTGCATTCAAAACAACACCAATTTCTCAAACATTTTTGGACAATATCAAAACGGATTTTAACTCTTTAAGAGCGGCTGGTGTAAAATGCATTTTGCGTTTTAGATATAGTGAATCGGATGCTGTAGATGCTACAAAGACTATATTATTAAATCATATAGAACAATTAAAACCTATAACAACAGCTAATCAAGATGTAATACATGTTGTAGAAGCAGGTTTTATAGGACAATATGGAGAATGGTATTATACTACAAATTACGGAAATAACGGAGTATTATCTTCTCAAAATATAACAGATAGAAAAGAAATAGGAACTAAAATAATGGAACTTGCTCCAACAAGATTAGTTATGTTTAGAACTCCGTATTTTCAACAAATGATTGCAGGAGTAACTCCTATAACTATTTCAACTGCCTACAATGGTTCTGTAAATTCAAGAACAGGATTACATAATGATGCATTTTTATCATCTAACTCTGATTCAGGAACTTATAAAAACACTTCAATAGAATATCCTTATTTAGATGCACAATCAAAATATACTTTTTGTGGTGGAGAATCAAACGCATTATTTCCTACAAAACAAGATTGTTCTGTAGTTTTTGGATGGTTAACAAGATTTCATTATAATTATTTAAATTTTGGATACTATCCTTCAACATTAGATTTATGGAAAACAGGAGGATGTTATAATGAAATTCAAAATAGACTTGGTTATAGATTTGAATTAGTTGATTCAAATATTACAAATAATATTTTAAATATAAATATAAAAAATACAGGTTTTGCAAATGTTTATAATCAAAGAGATGTATATTTAATATTTAAAAATTCAAATACTACATATTCTTTTAAATTAAATACAGATGTTAGAAAATGGAATGCAGGTACAACAATTAAATTAACTAATGATTTAAATACTTTTACATTATTAGATGGTACTTATGAATTATATTTAAATTTACCTGATAAATCACTTAATACTGCTGCATCTATTCAATTTGCAAACGTTAATGTATTTGACACAACAACAGGATATAATAAATTAAATCAAACTTTCACTAAAGGAAATATTATAAAACCTATTGTTGCAATTTCTGTTGAAAATAATATTGTGAAAGTTAGAAATTTAACATCTTATACTGTTGCTGTATATAGTTCTGCAGGTAGATTATTATTAACAACTAGTGATTTAAGTTCATTAAGAATTAATCGTTGGTATATTATAAAAGTTACAGATAAACTAACAGGAACTGTTTATACATTAAAATATTATAAAATCTAAATATGGAAAAATTAAATTACATTAAATTAGTATTTCTTTCTTGGTGGAAAGATATGCACAGTAAGAAAAAAATAATTAAAAATAATTGGCATAAACATATTACTTATAGTATTGTATTTATTATGAGTTTTACGCCATTATTAAAAGCTTCTTTTAAAATGGATGAAGCTTTATGGTTTCAATATTTTGTATTACTTTTTGTTCCATTATGTTTATATTGGGGATTTGAAAGAGTTCAAGGAATGTATGCTAATTATAAGGGACATGAAAGACCAGATCAACTTGAAAGTGATAAAGATGTTGTTGCTAGTTGGGTTATTTCTTCAATTATAGGTGTATTATTGTACACTTTTTTACTAAAATAATAAAAATAAAAATATGAAAATAAACTTTAAGTTAGATGAACGAAAAATATCTAAATCTAGTAGAAGTAAAATTTATGATTTAGGACAAGTTACTACAACTGTTCAAAATTTGTTAGATAATTCAGAAATAACAATTACTGATAATTTAATACCTATTATAAAAATAACAAGTATTGATGATGAGGTATCTCATTATTTATTACCTGATTTGAATTATGAGTGGGGTAATATTTCAGGAAGAAATACTTATTCTTTTACAGTTAATGATTTAATTGCTTTAGGAGGAAGTAGTTCTTCTGCCCCAGCGCCAACATATAAAGAATATAATATTTTATTATCTCAAGAAGAAACTGATGATCCTGTTATTAATAAGACTATTACAAATACATTAGGTACAACATTAACATGGTCTAGAAATAATACAGGTGTTTATGAGTCTAGTACATTTTATGTACCAGACTTTAACACTGTATCTATATTATATAATGATACTGGTATTCCTTATCAATTATGTAGTAGAGTTAATATTATTTATCTTACTGCAAATTCTGCTAAAATTCAAATACAAAGATTTAATACAGCTAATCAAGTACTTACTGATGGTATTTCTAATCAATTTACAATATTAATGAAAGTTTCAAATTCTTAATTATGAATTTAAAAAATAATATTTTTAGTTTTTTATTAATTATTTTATTAATTATCGCATTATTTGTACAAAGAAGTTGTAATGAAAAAAAAATTAATAATTTATCAAATAAAGAAATTACTATAAAATATGATACTGTTTTTTATCCTGTTGAGCAACCTCAAAAAATAAAAACAATATATAAGACATTAAAAGGTAAAGAAATTATTATTCCAGGTAAAATAGATACAATAGAAGTAAAAACTTTTGAAAAATCAGAAGACACTACAAAATTAAATATGTATATTAATGCTACAAGAAAAAGAGAATATACTAATATTTTTGAAACAGATACAGCCAAAGTAACTATTTATTCAGAAACAAAAGGAGAATTATTAAAAATTGCACCTAGTGTCGTAATAAAAAATTCAAAACAAAATTATTTTACACTATACGGAGGTGTTGAAGTATATAATAATAAATTATTTAATAATAGTGGTATAAAAGTAGATCTTGGATTTCAAAATAAAAAAGGAGATATTTTAACTGCAGGATATGACAATAATGAAAATATATATTTAGGATATCATGTTAAAATCTTTAGTTTAAAAAAATAAATCATAAAAAATTAGGAATTGTAAAATATATATTATATATTTGTATCAAATTATAAAAAATTAAATATGAATTTATTAGAAATTAAAGAATTTTTAAAAAATAAACCTGGTTATTTAAAAGAAGGTGGTAGAAGATTATCTAAAATTTTAAAAATTTCAAATATTGAACTTTGTAAACAAGCAATTAGAGAAGTTCAAAGAGAATTAAAATTTAAAAAAATATCAAAAGCTAAACGTTTATTTTTTGATATTGAAACATCTTATAACATTGTAAAATCTTGGAGAGTAGGTTATAATCTTACAATACAACCCGACGATATTATACATGAAAGAGCTATTATTTCTATAGCTTGGAAATGGGAAGGTGAAGATACTACATACGCAATGTCTTGGAATAAGGGTGATGATAAAGCACTTGTTAAAAAATTCATAGAATTATTAAATGAAGCAGATGAAATTGTAGGACATAATATTGAAAGATATGATACTACATTTATAATGACAAGAGCTTTAAAACATGGGATTTTAGCTTTACCTAAATATAATCAATACGATACTCTTAAAAAAGCAAAAACATATTTTAATTTTAATTCAAACAAATTAGATTATATTGCTAAATTTTTAGGACTTGAGGGTAAATATAAACATTCAGGTATGAAAATGTGGGATGATATTGTTCTTTATGATTTATTTGGAACAGGTACTCAGGCACAAAGAAATGCTTCAATGAAAGAAATGTTACATTATAATGTAATGGATGTAATTCAAACAGAAGAAGTTTTTAATAGACTTAGAATTTATACAGACCATAATGTTCATCATGGTGTAATCTTAGGAAAACCTAAATTTACTTGTCCAAATGATGGATCTGAAAATGTAGAATTGATTAAAACTTATGTTACTAAAACAGGATACATAAAAAGAATAATGAGATGTAATGATTGTAATCAATCTTATATTTTAAGTAATACCGAATATTTAAAATTTTTAAATAAATAATAACAAAAGCCTCTCTAGTTATACAGAGGGGCTTTTTAATTTTAAAAATAAAAACTATGCCTACAAAATTGCAAGTTATTTATGATGTTAAAGAAACATTAAAAAAGTATTCAGATGATTCTGATTACGAAAATAGACACATATTATATTTATATAATTTAAAACGAGCTAAAATTTTAAGACAATTATTAGATGATAAAACAAGAAATTTTGATGCAATATTAATGCAATCTTTTTGTTTAGGTTTTAAAGAAGTGAGTAAAGATTTATGTGGAATTACCTCGACATGTACTGTTTTAAGAAGTGTAAAACCTCTTCCAAGATTATTACAAGTTAAAAATAGAAGCACTTTAATTTCTGCTCAATTCAGTGAAGCTTTTACACAACCTTTAAAAGTAATTGATTTTTTACAAGCTCCTTATATTTTAGATAAACCTTATAATTCTGGAACATATTTAACAATTGATTCTGAAAATTATGCATTTATTATTTCTAAATTTCCAGAACACAAATTAATTAGTTGTTTATATTTTACAGGAATATTTGAAGATCCTTCAGAATTAGAAGATTATGATAGTTGTTGTTCATGTGAAACAGTTAAACCTTGTTTTGAAGATGATTCTGAATATCCTGCACAATCTTTTCTTATTGATTTAATAAGAGATGAATTAGTTAAATTATTTATTACAACTAAAGAACAAGTTAAAGAAGATCGAGATAATAATTCTAATGATGATTAATAGAGCTTCTAAAAAAATTCCTGCAGAATATGGAATTGCAGATTATTACAAATATTATTGTAAAAATAATAATTATAAAGTAACAAGAAAACAACATAATGAAATTATAAGTTTATTAAATAAATTTATAGTGGATGAAATTGTTGAAACAGGTAAAGAATTTCCATTACCTAAAAGAACAGGTTATATTTCAATGACTAAAATTAAAAGAGGACTTAAAATTTTACCTGGTGAAAAAGTAATCAATACTTCACCACCTAATTGGAAAGCAACTTTAGACTTATGGAAAAAAGATGAAGAAGCTAAAGAAAAGAAAATATTAATTCGTCATACAAATATACACACTGGAGGATATGTATATCTTATAAAATATACAAAATATAATGCTACTTTTAAAAATAAATCTATTATAGAATTCGCTCCTGTAAGAGATTTTAAAAGAGCAGTTACAAAAAGAATAAATGATTATTCTAAAGAAAAATACAATGCTAATGAAACTAAAATTTAAAAATGCATAACGGAAAATTCACTTCAATTAAATCAATATTTTCAGAAATAATTAGATATCCTTTTGTCGAAGGAATTCAACCTGAAGATATTGCATTATATCTAACAAATTTACTATCTTTAATAGGTAGTCCTTTTGCATTTGATAAAAAATTTAAAGTAATTCAAATAAGTAATTATAAAGGAATTCTTCCTTGTGATTTAATTAGAATTGATGGTACAAGATATCGTTGTCAAGGAACAGGACGTTATTTACCTTTATTATACGCATCAGACATATATAACTCTGCATATCATAGTGATGATTGTCCTGATAAATCATGTGTATCAAAACATAGTTATTCTGTAAATAATAATTTAATATACACTTCTTTTGAAGAAGGAGAATTACAAATTGCATATCAGGGAATAGCTACTGATGAAGAAGGATTTCCTATGATTCCTGATTCTGTACAGGTACGTCAAGCTTTAAAATATTATATTTTATGGCAATACGCAGAACCAGCAAGATATAGAAATGAAGTACCAAAAGATGTTTATGAAGAAATTCGTAAAGATTATGCGTGGTATGTAGGAGCTGCATCTAATAGTTTAAATATGTTGACATTAGATAAAGCTAAAAGTTTAGAAAATGGTATTATTAGACTTTTTCAAGGAATGGATCATCACAGTGATGCTTGGAAACATTTTAATAAAGCTGAAATATTTAAAAAATAATTATGATTAAAGGTGTAAAACATTCTTATAAAGGAATGCAACAAGATACAAGTAAGTCTAAATTTCCTAATAACATGTATTATGAAGGTAGAAATATAAGAATTGTTGCTACAGATAGTCAATCAACAGGATCTATTACTAATGAAAAAGGAAATACTTTTATTTTACAAATTCCAAATCCTGTAATAAATCGTAATTCAAAAATTATAAGTTATGGAAATAAAACATTACCATATACTAATTCTGAAATTGATAATTTAACACTTCAAAGTGAAGATCAAATTATTGTAGGACATTCTGCAAATAGAGAACATGTTATTATTTTTTCAACAGATAATAAAGGATTTGATTGTATTTGGAAATTAAAATATAATACTTTTGAATTAGATTTATTATATTTAAGAAATTTAGAATTTAGCACTGAGCATCCAATTCAAGTTATTAATAATTTTGAAAATGAAAAAATTGATAAAATCTATTGGGTAAATGGTGTTAATCAAATGCAGTTTTTAAACGTAAATCATTCTATTGAAAATGGTGATACTGAAGAATTAATAGATCTTCCTTCAGCAATTGTTAATATGGTTGGAAAATATAGTTTTGATTCTCCAAAAATAATTAAAATAAATAAAGGGGGTATTCATACTTCAGGTATGATTCAATACGCATATAATTTATATCGTTTAAATTCATCACAAACAAAATTAAGTCCTTTAAGTAAAATGGTTGCTTTAAATAAAGGTGATCAAGGTGGAGGGACTGTAAATGAAATTGTAGGGTCTATTCCTATTATTAAAATATCTAATTTAGATACTAGCTATACACATATTAAAATATATGCGATTAAATACACTTCTTATAATGAAGTACCTTCAATATCATTAATTACAGATGAATACATTCCTTCAAATGGAGAAGTAAATGTTTTTGATGATGGAAATATTATTAGTAGTATTTCTTTAGATGAGTTTTTATTTTTAGGTTCTGATATTATAATTCCAAAACATATTAATTCTAAATTCAATAGATTATTTTTTGCTAATTATAAAGAAATAAATTTTGAAACTAAATTTGATACAAGAGCATATAGTTTTAATAGTTCAAATCAAAGTGTTGTTTATGATAGTGTAAAATTATTTGAAACAGGAGATACTACCCCAAATATAAATGGTCTTACAGGAACACCTAAAACAATTAGTCCTACACAATTTACAAATGTATATGATGAAATTTTTGATTCAGTTAATTTAGATTATAACGTTTATAAATATCAAGCTGATGGTGTTACTGCTGGAGGTGAAGGTAAATATATTAAATATAAATTAGCACAAGATGATGTAAAAAATACAGAATATAGATATTTTAAAGATTCTGAAATTTATAGACTTGGAATTCAATTTTATAATATTTTTGGACAAATTACAAGACCTAATTGGATTGCTGATTTTAAATCTTTAGAAGGTAATCTTGAAGATAATTTTAATAAATTAGAAGTTACTTTAAAACCTGATTTTTATGTTTGGTTAAATACTTCTTCTAATTTTAAATCTTCTTATGAAAAACCAGTAGGTTATAAAATACTTATTGCACAAAGAAATATTAATGATAGAACAATTGTTTCAAATGGAATTATTTCTACAATGTTATGTAATGATAATTCAGGAACAGAAGTTTTAGATTCAAATTATGTAATTGATAATTCTAAAAAATTTCCAAAACTTCCTAATATTTTATTAAGAAATTGTAATAGTAATCCTTCAATAATATATGACACTACAAAACCATTAAAAAATGCTAAAAATTTAGAAAATTTTTATGAAAATTCTAATGGTGAAAATCCTGGAGATGAAGCTCAATTTGCATATTTTGTAGACAAAGATACTTCAGGAAGATCTTGGCAATTTAATTCTATGATGCAAATGTATTCTCCTGAAATATTATTTGGATTTATAAATACATTACCTAATAGTCTTAAATTCAAAATTAAAGGCGCATATAAAAATTCATATAATGCCGCATGGATTAAACAAAATCATCTTGATGGTGGAGATGTAAATGAAGGAAAAGTATATGATGCTATTTCTCCACATGAAGGAGGAGGTCCTACAAAAACTATTAAGATGCTTAAAGGAGATTCTTCAAATTTATTAAGTGCAGGTATTATAGGACATCCTATAGGTAGTGATCCTAATAAAACTGAAAGAATGTTGTTTTATAGAAATTATGGGGATTTAACTAATATTACAGATAATTATACTGTTGGTGGAAGTGTTTATACAATTCAAAATAATTTTACATGTAGTCCTACAAATTCTAATGTTTCATTAACAGGTATTAATAAATTAGTTAGAATGAAATTAGGAGGTAGTAATGTATCTTCAATTTTATTTGAAGGAGATGTTACATTTACAATTACACCTGATATAGGATATGAAACAGTTCCTTATAACATTAAACTTTGTAAAGACATAAATGGAGTAAATATTTATACTTCTACAATATTAACAAATGTTATTGGCACTCAAGTTTTAACAGATTCTCAAGCGTATACAGCTATTTCAGGAAAAGCGAGTTTTCGTAATTTTGATTATGGTGTTGTTTTAGACACAAATACTTCTTTTTCAGGAACAATTGATATCAATGTAATTGTTCAAAAAAATTCAGTAATTACTGATAATTGTTCGTCTTTAGGAAATACTATCTCTGTAGGTCCTATTTCATCTAGTAGCACACAATATTATACAAAAGCTGTAAATGATATTTCTTATGATTTGTATGGTATTCCAGAAGTAACAGAAGTAAATCAAACATATAAGAGTTATAATGATGATATTGAACTTAGATATACCAACACTTTAGAAAGTTTTATTACTGATGGAGATAGTGATTGGAAATTTATGGATGATTTTAATAGAGCTATTACATCGATTAATTCTACAAACAATAGATGTGCTACATTTGTATTAAATACATTAACACCTCCAATATCATCAAATCCTGTATATAGACCAACATTAGAACAAATGTTTGTTGCATCTGGAATTACAGGTAGTGATTATGGTGTAATTGGAGAATTTACTAAAAATAATGAAGAGATTTATCTTAGTAATATTTATGGCGGAAATTCTTATGAATCTAAAAGAAGAACTCCTTATATTGAAATAGGAGAATATAAAGATTTATCTTTAACAACTCCTTTATTTTCACAAAATAATGTAAATTATATTCATTCTCCTGGAGATACTATTGTTGAAAAATTTAGATTTTTAAGAATCATTAGAAAAGATACAAGTATTAATGCTACAAATGTTCGTGAATATGAAGAAATAATTGAAGTTCCTGTAGAAACAACTGTTGATTTACTTAATAGAAATGATGACAGTGATAATAATTGGGATTCTTCATTAGTTTATTTAAATGATGATTATCATAAATATAATAAAGTATATTCTCAACAACCTGATTTAATTATTAGAAAAAATACAAATTTTAATTTTAGAAAAGTTGATAATTTTGATACTAATATTATTGTTAGTAAAGTTAAAATTAACAATGAAATTATAGATAGTTGGACAGATTTATTAGTAAATGAAGTGTTAACATTAGATGGTAAGTATGGCGCAATTAACGCATTACATAATTTTAAAGATGAATTATTTGCTATTCAAGATTCTGCAACATCCTTTTTATCTATATTACCTAGAGTACAAATTCAAAGCTCAGATGGTATTGGTATTGAATTGGGAGAAGGTAATGTTTTACAAAGATATAAATATATTAGTATTGAACATGGCACTAAGAATAAGTGGAGTGTAGTAAATTCACCAACAGCTTTTTATTTTTATGATATTTTAAATAACACTATTCAAGTTTGTACAGGAAATGATTTAACTAAAATTTCAGATCTTAAAGGAATGCATTCTTATTTTATAAAGAATATAGATAAAATTTCCATTGTTAAAAACAATCCTGTATTATTGACAGGTGTTACAGCAGAATATGATTATATAAATAATGAAGTGTTTTTTACATTCTTACAAGAAAATAAACCTTCATTAACTATTAATTATAATGATTTAACACAAACATTTGTTTCTTTATATGATTATATTCCTTCAAGATTTATTTCTAAAGGTGACAATTTGTTAGCTGTAACACAAGGTAATAAGATATATCAACAATATACGGGAGAATATAATAAATTCTTTGATGTTTATTATCCATCTTATGTAACATTAAATGTTAATCCTGAAGCTGATTTAGATTGTGTATTTAATAATTTAGAATATAAATCAGAAGTTTATATTAATAATACAGATCAACCTAATTCTACATTAACAGATGTTAAAATTTGGGATGAATATCAAGAATCTAATTTAACACCTTTAGTATTGAATTCTAATTTATCACGTAAATTTAGAGATTGGAGAATAACTCTTCCTCGTAAAAATAATTCTAGAGATCGTATTAGAAATCCTTGGGTATTTTTAATGTTAAAATTTAATAATACAACAAATAAAAAATTAATATTGCATGATATGATTGTTTATTATACAATATAACAAAAATATAGTACAAAATAAATGTCAAAATATTTGCAAAAATAATAAAAATATATTATATTTACATTATGAATAATATAAATCCAATAAGTACACCTCCTTTTGCATATGCAGGGGAGGTTTCTTTGAATAAAGAAATATATAAAACAAAGGATATTTCTCCTATTGTTTCTAATGTTTCTGAAAATACACAACAAATTACAGAACCTGTTAGTGCAATGAATGTTTTGCCTCCTGTAATAAGTAAAAAATTATCACAATAAAAACAAAAACAGGTGCTATTCAAGCTACTCAAAATCCTGATGGGTCTTATATGTTTCATAATGCAGTAGATAGTAAAATAGATGCAGGAAAAGCTATGTTAGAGTTAAATAAGCATTTACCTAAAAAACCAACAATTTTTGAGACATCTTCTATGAGTACGGATTCTTATACTAATTTATTGAAAATTGGTAAAAATAAAGATTGGAAATCATCATTTGAAGGATTTTCTGCTTTAAATGACTCTAATAAAAATGTAAATTTTTTAGATGATTTATTGAAATGGAAAAATAGAGGTGCAAATGCTGCGTTTGTTTCTGAAAAAACCGCAATAGAAGCTCAGCGTAGAATGAACTCTTATTTAAACAAATTAGGTTATGATGAATCTGCAAATATTCTTCAAAGAAATGGCGAGTGGCAAATGGAAATCCCAAACTATAGGGTACAAAGAAATTATCAACAAGGTGGTTACATGTCAATAGCAGGAGCATCATATCTAGCAACACAAGGACAAGAAGAGTCTAAAAAACTTCAACAAGGAGGATATATAAATCAAAATACAAATATGAGCAGATATGCACAAGGTGGTTATTTAAATAACTCTTCTTCAATACAAACTAACAATATGAACAACAAACAATTAATATCTCAATTTAAACTTCCAGGCTATATTGCAGGAATGTCTTTTGCAGATGCATCTAAAAAAATAGATGGTAAGTTTAAAGATAGAAATGATTTAATTTCTAAAAGAACTAAAGAAGAACTTTTAAATAGATTGTCACAAGCACAAGAATATGTAAAAGCACAAGAAGAACAATCTCAAATACCACAAGAAAAACAACAGTTTTCTGAAGGAGGTTGGTATGATAATAATCAATCTTTTTTTACAAATAATCCTGGACCTGTAACAGGACCTCAGCAAGGTACATCTATGCAGTCAAGCTCTGGAACATTTGGTAGTATTATGGGTGGTATGGGAAGTATGATGGGTAATTCTATGGGTGATAATGGATATAGTGAAAAATATAACTATAATCCAAAAATGAAACAAACTTATCAACAATTAGAAGGCGTTAAAGATAGTATTGCTCCAATTTTTGGTCCATTTGGTCAAATGGCTAGAGGTGTTGAAAAAGCAGGTAAAGGTATCGGTACAGCTATTGGTGGTGAAACAGGTGGAGATATCGCAGCAGGAATTGTAGATCCTTTTAGTGGTCAAATGGAAGTATTTCAATCTAAAGAATCTACGGATATGGAAAAAATAGGAGCTGTAGCAGCACCATTTTTAAGTGGACTTATTGCATCTAGAGGTAGAAAAAAAGCTCGTACTGAAGCTAGTAGTCAAAATGCGTTTAATGTAAATAATGTTTTTAGAGATAAAAAATATGCTGCGTTAGGAGGTCCTTTAGAAGAAGGAACTCTTGATGATAATACATTAACTGCAGATTTAGTTAAACAATATAGAAATAAAAACATGTTTCCTAAACCTGCATTAATAAATGATTCTGAATTAATGCAGCCTATTTATGATTCATTTGGAAATTTAACTACTATTGGAACATTAAATACTACAGTTTTAACAAAATTTCCTAAACCTAGATTAGTTACTAATGATTCTGAATCAATGCAGCCTGTTTACGATAAATCTGGAGCATTAACAACTGTTGGAACTATGAATGCTTCAGTTCCTGCAACTTCTTCAAAAAGTAATTTGTTTAGTAATCTTTCAAAAATAGGAAATTATACTAAACAAAATATTACAGGAGAATCTTTAAGATATGCTCCAGTAGTAATGAATGCTTTACAATTAAGTAAATTAAAAGGTCCTGAACACGAATCATTACAAAGACTTACAAATACATATCAACCTCAATATATGGATGAAGCTTCTATTCAAAACTCAATTAATTCTGAAAATAGAAATACTATTAATGCGTTAACAAATGCATCTGGTGGATCTGAATCAGCATTAAGAGCAGGAATATTAGGTGCAGGATTAAATGCAACTAAAGCTAAATCAGATGCTTATATGAAAATGAGAGAATATAATAACAATCAAAATATTGCAAAACAACAATTTCAATTAGGAATTGATCAAACTAACTTAGGTCAATCTAATATGGAAAATGATATTAATGCTAGAAATAAAGGTAATTATGAAACTCAGAAATCTAAATTATTAGCTCAAATAGGAACTGATTTAGGTGGAATAGGTAAAGAAGAATTATTTAAAAAATATCCTAAAATGATGGGACTTGGATATGATTGGAATGGTAAATATTTTGTTAATACTAAAACAGGAGATATTAAAACTGAAAAAGAAGCAGCAGCAGCAGAATCAACAACTAAAAAAGCTAAAGGTGGATTTTTATCAAATAAATCTTTAACATATCTTAACAGTTTAAATAAAAAATAATATGGGAGCAATAAATAGATTTGCAGATTTAAGTGTTAGTAAATTCGACCCATTATCCTTAGATGAGATAATGGCTGTTCCTTTATATAAGCAACAACAACATGATAAATTAGTAGCTGATAATGAAGCATTATATAAAAGTTTAGTAATAGATCCTTTAGATGTTCATAAAGAGGAAGCTCTTAAAATTAAAAAAGATTTTGAAAGTAAATTAGATGAGCAATCATTACAATTAGCTAAATCAGGAATAGATCAAAATAGTAAAGCTGAATTTCTTAAAAGTAAAAGAGAATATGATCAATTAGTTTCTCCTACAGGACGTGTAGGACAAATTAATAATGCTAAACAAGTACGAGATTTAAGATTTAAAAATTATATGAATAGTGCTGAAAAAGAAGGTATTGGTTCTCAACAAGCATTAGATAATTGGAAAAATCGTAATGAAAATCCTGAAAAATATTCAGGATATGATACAAATAACAATATTACATTAATTCCTGAAATGGGAGTTGCGGCAAAACAAGATTACGAACAAGATTTAGCAAGAATTCATCAAATTGCAGGTGAAACACAAAAAGAAATAGCAAATAAAGGCTATCATTTTGAAAATAGACGTGATGGTAAAGTATTAGTAGACAAAACAGGTAGTACTGTAACATCTACTAATTGGGAACAATTGCAAGAACTTGAAAAAGGACATAAAGCTAAATGGCTAGATCCTAATGGTGAAGGTTATAAATATGCACAAGATGCAGGTTTAAATATTACTAAAGATAGAATTGAATCTGATATTAGAGGTATGAAAGATTTATCAATATTAGATAAAACAGGACAACAAACAACATTTATAAAAGATCCTAATGAAGGGAATGGTTCAGGAAAAGATCCTAAAGAAGATGATAATATTTTATATGAAGATACTCAAGAAGTAACTGATACTGATTTTTCTAAAAATAGTTTTGAAGGTAATAGAGCATTGAGAAAAAAATTAGAAAGCACATCACCAAATGATCCTGATTATCAAAAAAATATTGCAAAAGCAAGACAATTAGATTTTTATTTAGAAAAAGTAAATACCCTATTTAATAAAGATCCTCAAAATTTAAAATTACAACAAAGTATTCAACCAAAATTAAATAAAATAATTGAAACAATTAAAAAAGATCATCCTGATGATTATGATTGGAGAATAGACGCAATATTAAATAATGGAAATATTTCAGCGGCTTTTGATTTTAAAGCTGCAAAATCAAAAGATTTTCGTGAAATTGAAGGAACTTTAAATAAAATAAATAAAATTAAAGACAATTTAACAAAAGCTCAAAAAATTGAATATACAGGATATGTTGTAGATAAAACTAAAGATAAAGGAGATTTTTGGAAAAGACATTCTCAACAAACTGCAGAATTAATTAGTTCTGAAGGAGTTGTGGGGAATAAGTATTCAATTGATTCTTATTACACAACATCTGTTTCTGATGGTAAAAGATCTAAACCAGTTAATTCTGAAACATCTAGTCAATTATTTAGTGCATTACAAGCTGCTGCTAAATCAGGAAATGTTACAATTGATAAACAATATATTGAAGGTGAGGGTGGATTACCAATGATTGAATTTTCATTTACCCCTGTTGATGATATGAAATTATCTGGTACAGGTATTGGAAATAATCTTAAAAAAGATGTACCTGTTACAATGCGTGTAAATTTAAATAATTTTGATGGTAAAAAAACAGATGCTGTACAAAATTTATTTATTAGTTCTTTAGAATCTCAAGGGGGAGTTAAAGGACAAGCTGCAGCAGAAACAATGAGAAATAAAGCTAGATATAATCATATTAAAGCAAATGCTAAATATTATGATTTTTCACAAAGTGATGATATTAAAGAAGTTGCTGATTATTTTAGAGAATTAGATGTTCCTTTAGTAAATTTACATAGAAATACAACAACTGATAAATTTCAATATTTTATTTCATCACATAACGGAGATGAAAAATCAAATAATAAAGGACAAAGCAAATCTATTCTTTGGAAAGATGTTTTTCCTGCAGAAGCAATTAATGATAATAATACAATTAATAAAATACCAAGAAGATTGATTGAAAAAATGCAAAATTATTTTTTATCAGATAATGATAATGGAATAACCAAACAAAATATTAATCAATTGAGTGATGCCCAATTAGATCAAGTATTAATAAATTTTATTAATAGTAAAGGAAATTTACCTATTGAATTTGATAGTAAAGAAGAGGCATTATTAAGTTTTAAAAAATAATTATGAGAGGTTTAAATATATTAAAACAAGGATTATTAACAAATTCTTCAAATAATGCTTTAAAAGATTCATTAAGAAATACTAATCCAAGACAATCTCTTACTGATTTTGGAACACCTATCGATGTTCAATCAAGTGAAGAAGATTCAGTATATTTAACAGGTAGGGAAAATCCTTTTACTAATGTTACAGAAGGAGGTCTTAATGAAATTAAAGCAAATAGACAATCTTGGGGAGTTAAAGCCTCAACAGGAATTGCTCGTGCTATAGTAAAAGCGGGCGCAGAAGTATTAAAAATGCCAGGAGTTATAGGTGGAGCTATTGCAGCACCATTTGCAGAAGAAGGTCAAGGTTGGGATACATTTGTAAATAATAAATGGATTAATACTATTGACGAATATAATGAAAAAATTAATGAAGACTTTTTACCTGTTTATGTAAAAAAAGCAATAAAAGATGGTGATTTAATGGATAATTTAACTTCTATAGATTTTTGGGCAACTGAAGGAGCTGATGGAGTTGGTTTTATTGCATCTATGTTTGTACCTGGAGCATTAATGAAATCTTTTAATATTGGTAGTAAGATTACTGAAATAGCTTCAATGTCTAAAAAAGTATCCCAATTTCAAAAAATGTTAGGTATTACACCTGCAGCAATAGATAATTTTGCAATTACTACAGCTAATACAATATTTGAATCTGCAGCTGAAGCTGGAAGTGCTATGAAATCTTTTGAACAAGATTTAAATCGTAAATTAAATTCTGGAGAAATAGGTGAAGAAGAATATAATAATTTATTAAAACAAAAAGGTGAATTAGGTAGAGATATGTTTCTTACCAATCTTGCTATTTTAGCAGGTCCTAATATGATTAATACTAAATTATTATATGGTGTAAATAAAGAAGCTAAGCAGGCTGCTAAATATTTAACAAAAGATGCTGAAGGAAAATTAATAATGAACGCATCTAAAACTTTGAAAGGTCATCTTGGTGATTTAGGTAAAGGATTTATAAAAGCATTAGGTAGAGAAGGATTTTTTGAAGAAGGTTTGCAATCTACAACTGAAAATTATTTTAAAAAACAAGCAAGTAAAGGAGAATTAACAGGAAATTATTTAGATAATATTAATCTTAGTGATTTTGGTTCTGAATATTTAGATATGCTTTCAACTGTTGAAGGTCAAAAAGCTATTGCTTTAGGTGGTATTTTAGGAAGTCCTTTAGATTTTGTTCATGGAATTAAACAAGAAAACAGAGACAGAAAAGAAACAAGTAAATTATTAGGTATTTTAGAACACACTAACGATGCTTATTTAGCTACTACTATTAAACCTGATATTTGGAAAAGAACTGAAGAAATTGATCCTGAAACTGGAGAACATGCTTTTGAAATAGTTAATGGTAAAAAAGTAATAGATCCTGTAAAAAGAAATGAAGTTATTAAAAAAGCTTCTAATTCTGAAGAATTTGGTAAATTATTTGATATTGCTCAAGAATTAAATAATACTGACGCATTGACAATGTTACAAAGTATTGCTGAAGATAATTTAATTACTCCAATGATTATGAATAGTAATCTTGGAATGGATGTTTTAACAGAACATTTAAAAAATAATCCTTCAATTCCAGAAGAATCTAAAAAAAGAATTTTAGAAAAAGCAAGTGTTATGCAAAAAGCACATAATGATTTTCAAAATTTTTCACAACCTATTCTTAAATTAGATAATAAAAATGCAGATGTAAATCATAAACAAGCATTTTATAATTTGTTAAATCAATCTCTTCTTGTAAATACATCACAACAATTTCAAGCTAATAAAAATTTAGAATTAATAAAAAGACAAATTACAGATGTTTTAGCATCTAAAGGTTTAACAGATGATATTGCATCTTCTGTTAAAAATAATTATGCTTCTACAGATATAAGATTAAGAAAATTATATGATCTTGAATTAGAGAATGAAGAAAAAATTAAAAAATTAAAAGAAGAAGAAAATACAATATGGGATTCAAAAGAACAGAAAAAAGCTTTTGATAAATATGTTGAAAAATCAAATGATTTAAGAGCTAAAGAAAGTCCTGAAAAAATTGAAAAAGCTACTGAAAAAATTGATAAAATAAATAATGCAAAAACAGTTAAAGATGTAGCAGATGCTGTTAATAATAATACAGAAGATGTTTTTATTGAAAATGATTCTGTTAAAAATAATTTAGAAAATGAATTTGAACAAAAATTATTACAAGATCAAATTATTAAAAAATTAAATAAAAGTATTTCAGATAAAGATTCTACACAATTAGAATTAAATTCTTTAGAAGATACTGTTGCTTATTTAGAAAAATTATTAGGAAATACTGTTACATTATCAAATAAAGATGTCGAAAATATTGTAGCAGCTATAAACAATTATTTAACTTTACATAATAGTAATAGTAAAAAAGCTACTAAAAAAGGAATACAAACAGCTGAAAGAATTAGTTTATTAAAAAATGATATTAAAAATATTTATCAACTTTTAAATGATATTCAAGATAGAATTAAACAACTTGAAGTTCAAAAAGAAGAATTAGAAGCATCTTTTGTTAAATATTTAGCACCCTGCTTAGCTTCTTTATTTACAC